ACTCTGGTATCACGGATATTCTGACAAATTTCTTTGAGCTGAAATAACTTTTTGGAGGTTACCGGATGAAGCCACACGAATTTCGTCGTCTGTATGCGATACCCTACGACATTGCCAAGCGTCGGCAGCGCATTGAGCGGCTGGAGATTTTACAGGCGGATGGTCCGCAGGCTGCCTCGGATGTGGTAAAGGCTTCTCACGGCGAGGGCAACAGCTGCGTTCTCGGTCATGTAACAGTGACCGGGACCGCAGATTCCTCCTACAACCAGCGTGCTGCGGAGATCCGGCGGCTGAAAGACATCAACCGGACGCAGGGCAAGCTGTACAACATCGGTGTGCACATGGTGGAGGACTGCGATGACCCGGAGCTTCGGGCAATGCTCGCGGCGATCTGCGTAGAGGGCAAAAAGCCGCAGGACGTTGCCGTGGAGCTTACCGAGCGGGGCTTTGACGTGGATGCAGAATCTATTCGCCGGAGGGTTTACCGGTGGATCCAGAAGAATGTGGGGTGATCTTTTGAACAGTAGTCAGCTAACAGATGAAAGATTCAAAAGGCTTGCAAGCGATCTCGAATCGAGGATGATTAGTTTCGATCAAGTCCGTGCGGCTTGGTTAGAAGCTGAAATAGGGCGTTACCTAGACGCTGCCAGATATGGAAATGAGATTTTTTCGCAAAATTGTTCTGGGCAAAAGAACGCTGAAGTGTTTAACCAGCTGCACTACGAGATGGGCAAAAGCAACTTCAACGTATGTGATGGATGCTCAAAACTCACTTCGCTTTATGCGAATGACACGATAGTTGAACAAATATGCGAAGACCATACATGTCCTATCTGGATTGAAAATCACCCAGAACGTAAAAATCGAAGAGTTAAAACCATAACGATCGAAGAACTGAAAAAAGAAAACAGAAAAAAAGAGCTTGAAAATCCATGTGCAGGCTGCGTATTCAGAAAATACCATGATTGGGCAGAACCAACGTGGACTGGTTTTTCTCAGCACTACTACGATTGCGAAAAACCGGGTTGCCCGATGTGGAGCCGTCTGTGGTGGAGAAACAACGACGATGGGACAACCCTTATGGATCAGCAGCCGATAAGGCTGACAAGAAAATTTCAGCACGCAGTATATGGAATTGTTCGATTTCTTAATGAAATTGTTGAGTTTCTGTTGAATTGATGGATGGAAGGTAATTTTATGAATTGTAGTTCTTGCAGGGCACGTTATCTGTGCTCTTTGCGGACTGAGCCAAACTCTTTTGAATGCGTGTCAACGTTCACTAGGTACTGCATAAAAAAAGAAAAGGACTGCGATGACCGCGGCGTTTCTCCGGTGGTGTATTTTAACCGGAGAGCCGGACAGGAGGATAAAAATGGATGAGAAAGAAAAAGCTATGCTCTTTGCCAGCGTCGGAAAGCTGGAAAATAGCTTAAAAAAACTTGCAGAATCAGCCAAGGAAAAGAGTACTGACATCCGTTCTTTTGCGAAAGTATTGAGAGAAACCGAAAACCTTCCCACCATCGACCCAGAAACGCTGCGGCCTGTGTCTGAGTGGGAACTGAACCCGGACAGATGGACGTGTGAATGGTTTCGGTGCAAAACGTGTCACCACCTTTCCTGCTGCGCAGATCCGTTTTGTAGTGGGTGTGGAGCTAAAATGAAAAACGCTGGTGCTTCCACGGATGATCTCAACGAGCCGAAAGAAGAAACTTTTGACATGAGGTGAACTTATGCTTTTGTTTTACTGGCTTGCAGCCACTGTACTGATGGCTTGCCTGAGCATTCCGGTGTGTATGTTTTCCGTGCGGTGGGCATGGAAAAGCGGGTGGACAGTACGGAAGATACTCATGGTATTCACTCCCGCATCTGTCGTGCTGGGCGGCGTTCTTGGGTACATAATGGCGTGTCTTGTGCTCAAAATGACCGGATTTTGCTGATTGACACAAAATTCACATTGTACTACTTTTCTGCGTAGCTACGCAAAAGCCGTGTCACAAAATGGTCGGAATGTCACAAAAAGGTCGAAATGTCCTGAATGTCCCATTTTGATGTGCTAAAATTATAATGCAGACATTGACGGAAACGTGAATGACCTGCATTCTCATGACGAGACCCGGCGGGAAGCATAGCACAGGCTTTTTGAATCTTCCTGTGCTCAATGGATCACCGCGCCGTCCGCTTCAAGACCCAGCGGCGCACACAAAACAAAATCAAACCCGGCGGGTGTCCACTGTGGACACCTCGGAAAGGAGTGCAATCCATGTTTGAGCTTTTCAGCAAACTGTTTTGGTCTATTGCAAAAAGCTGCGTGCTTGCACCTGTGTTCCGGGAAATTTTTCAAATAGCATTCAAAAGCAATTTTGTGCGCATCGTCTGGAGTATCGGTTTTCAGGCGAGCCGCACAAAGCGTGAGCCGAGGGCAGAGATCGGGGGACGCGGCTGTATGCAAGGGGCGCGGCCTGTTATCCGCGCGATTTACAAAATCTGCTGATACAATTTATCCGAAAATATTTTTACCCGCCTGTTATGCATGATGTGCACCGTGCATTGCAGGCGGGCATTCTTTTACGCTGCGTTAGCTCAACCGGCAGAGCATCCGGCTCATAACCGGGTCGTTGCAGGTTCGATTCCTGCACGCGGCATGATATATTCCCGTAGCTCAATTGGTAGAGCGCTGGTCTCTAAAACCAGAGGCTGCAGGCTCAGTACCTGCCGGGAATGCCAGCTGCGTACCCTGTGAGGGGGCTGCGCAGATAGCCGGGCATCTGGAGGCGAAAGTACCGGATGCAGCAGCACTCCACCCGTTTACGTTGTCCGAGAAACTGAGTGTATACTGGGAGTGCTGCTTATATTAACGTTTAGCTTGAAATAGCTTTAATTTTTAAATCTGGCTTTTGAAGTTTGGAGCGCGTGTCATGGTTCTGCCAATGGAGAACACCGAAAAGATGATTTTTCCGGGCGTGGGTAAGTATGGAATCCCTGAGATCAAACCCGAAACGGATATCCGCATAGACAGGTTGGAATGGATACCTGTCAACTATGCTATGACGGCAACTGACAAAAAAAGCAAAGGCGTGCACTTTTACAAGGACGATTACCAGTTTGAACGGTTCTGGAACTACCCGGATAAATATATCCCGATTTTGCAGCAGTTCGGCGCGGTATGTTCGCCGGATTTTTCTTTGTACAGTGATATGCCACTTGCGGTGCAGCTTTTTATGCATTACAAAAAGCACTGGCTTGCCGCATACTGGCAGGCGCACGGCATTCACGTTATTCCAACGCTCTGCTGGTGCGGAGAGCAAAGCTATGACTGGTGTTTTGACGGCGAGCCCAAAAACGCCATCGTGAGCATTTCGAGCCACGGCACACAGTCTGACCTATACGAAGCAGAATGCTTTGCTAAGCACTGCCGTAAGGCGCTGGAAGTGCTGCAACCGAGCAGTATCTTGTGGTATGGTAAATGCCCTGATGAATTTGACTGGAACGTTACCAAAATAAAACCATTCCAATACGAAAGGAGGCAACACCGTGAGTAAACGAGGTTCAGGTAGCTCCGCGAGAGCGGGCGGCGGGAACGCCAACGAACACGAGTTTGAATCTAAGGCAAAGAGAGCCGCCGTTGTTGTGGACAGTTCGAGATACAAGAAAACGCATAACGATGTTGTGTCTTTTGTGAAAGAGCAAGTTGGCGTTGATCTCAACAAATATCGAAGTGGCGATGGTTCCTCTCCGTCTCACACCACATATTGGGACAAGAGCGGCCCAAAAGTTGCATTTGATCTAAAAGGGATGTCGTCGAGCGACCGAACAAAACTCATGCAACTCACACAAAAGCCGTTTGGCGTGACAGTCGAACAGGGCGGCGCATGGATTGGCTTTGTTTCGAGGAAAAAGAAGAAAAAGTAAGGCTTGGAGGGATAAACCGTGATTCTGCCGATGGAAAACACACCGCAGCTGCATGAAGCGCTGGAGGCATGGATTGCGTTGGGATGGCGCTGCAAAATCGTGGAAGAGAAAGCCTTAACCACTCATGACCGATAAGTTTTACAAATGGCTCTGCTCTTTGATAGCATCCGGTGATGTGCATCCGTTCTACTGTTCCTCGCAGTGGGTGCGGTTGTCGCACAAGGTACTGGACATGGACAAGCACGAATGCCAGCTGTGCAAAGAGCGCGGGCGTTACCGGCGGGCAGAGCTGGTGCACCATGTCAACCATGTGCGCCGCGCGCCGAAGCTTGCGCTGGATATCTGGTACATGGATGCAGACGGCAACCGGCAGCGCAACCTTATCAGCGTATGCAAGGACTGCCATGAGACTGTGTGCCACCCAGAGCGGCTGCGGCAATGTGTAT